GCCAATTTTAGCACGTTTTATCTCTTTAGCAAGTTCACTTTCTGCGGGCACAGCATAGACAAGTGTATTCGGATGAAACGTCACATACGATTCATCTTCGATTGTTTCTGTCTTTAAGTCGGATTGTGTGAAGAGTAGGTCGCCTTGAATGACGCCTTTAATGTTGATCTTAGGCAAATACATCAAACACGCTTTGAGTTTGTCTGCTAAGTCGCCAGAAGTATCTGCATCGATATCTGCTGGTGTTTTATATACTTTAGGATTTTTATTGAAGACGCCCTTCTTCGCAACAAAGAATTTGCCGTCTGTTGGGTCTTGTCCTGCAAAGACTGCTGGCGCCCCATCCCACTTGACTGAAATGTCAACTTTGTTTTTGGAATGTCCAGCAAGCATATCACGCACCGCTCTGAGTGCGTTTATGCTATCTCTAGTCCCCTCAACACCACCATTCAGAACATCGTCTTCCGCATGTTCCATGTGAGTGTTTTTCTTCTCAATAAGATATTCTTTAAATTTAAACATAATAGGTCTGTCGTTGCTATAGACCTATTTATAATTATCTTCGCATCAATGCCTGGTCTTTTGCGTCATCATCAGAGAAAATAGGAACTGCATTGCTTTTGTGTAGCGTACCAATGCCAATCATCTTGTCGCCAGTGTAAACTTTGCCATGAATTGGTTTCGTGCAAGCGTGGCCAACTGTCGCTAAACTTGGATAGTTGGGGGTTTCACGGATGTGTGCTTTTGGTGGCTTGTATGCTTCTACTGTCTTAGGCTTTTTGGTGCCTTTAGAAAATGAAGTGGTCGGCAGGTTGTCAAGCCACTTTTGATACTCTGCAACTTTTTTTGCAGGAGTTTTTTTCTTCTTTGATTTTTGATATGTGTAAATTAACATGATGTAAGTTCGTCAACAAAGTCTAACAATAATTTGTGATTTCGTTCTTCGTGCCAATGATCCAGTGTATACTTTTCATACCAATACTTTTGACTCTCAGGATGACAACCAATCACACCCACACGATTTTGAATGATTGCCATAGCATCACCATTCGCATAAGTAGAGACTATTTTAGCATGTTCTAGATTGCCTGTCAATGCACATCCGTCGTAGAAAAACAACGTTTCTGGTTTGCCATTCCACGTTACGTTTGCAACGGTAGAATAAGACCTACGAATGTCTGCGGTATTTTGTTTAATATATTGAACAGGTTCAATGTCATTGAGTATATCGAAATAGTGACTGCCAGCCCAATACGCACCCATACATATTCCGAGATAATATCCTTTAGACTCAACAAAGTCGGCTATCATATTAGCACGTTTGCGTCTAAAGAATTTATCATAAGAATCTGCATCTCCGATACCCCCAGGAAACGCAACAATATCTGCATTGTTTAATACTGTCACTAAATCATTATCAACATTAAATAAATTAATTTCATAGTTTGGTGATAATGCTTTAATCATTCCATCACAACAGTCTGTAGAACACTCTGGGTGATTAACAAACAATGCTATCGATTTCACTCTATGCCATTTTATCTACATTCTGTCCAGGACGATTCATTCTACGATTCATTTCAATACGTGCTTCTTCACTAACTTCACGTAGATGTTTAATTCTACGTTCTTCTAAACGCAATTCATCAATTCTTCTCTCCGTTCTATTGAGAAGAAGCTGGTCATACATCCTATCATTGTATACTTTGATTGATTCTACGCTCATTTGAACACCAAGAATGCTAACATGATACTTTGCAGAAAAAATCCAATGCCATTTGATAGCATGTATAACTTATCTTTCATTATAGCAGACCGAATAAAGAATAGCAACAGTCCAGACCAAATAAGTACAACCATACTTAATGGAGGCAATACTGTAGGTTCACCTTTAATTGCTAAGTACGTTACTGGTACTGTAGAGCCATGAATTAAAATCAATCCGATCCAACCACAGATTTCACCGAACTGACGTACAATCCAGTTGTACCATTCTGTAACTTTAATCATTTCAAATTTCTTTTTTAAGTAGTTTAAGAGTAGGTCTAAATTTTTGATAGAGTCCGACTTCACGTCCATATGCTTCAATCTCCCATAATGATTCCCAATATTCATCACCTTGGTATTGTTCTCGTTGAAACGTTACCAAGTTCCCTTTTTCATGGAATTTTAATTCACCTTTAGCGTATTGCTTAACGTGAACCATTTCATGTGCAAGACATTGTAGAACACGCTTGCCAAGTTTATTCCATTCCAAATTTATTACAAACTGCTTATTGCTTGGCATTCCTAGAACATCATCTTTAGGAAACGCTTCACCAAGTATTTTGTTTTTCGTATAAAAATCTTTTATGACGTTTACATTGATTTCTAATGTATTTGACAACCTATCAGTCATCAAACGACTTGCATAAAAATGCGTAGCCATCTTCAGAATTTTTCGTTCTTTTGGTGTCAATGTGACACCTTTCGACCTTAGATTGAGTTTCATATCTTTTTCCTATCTTATGTCTATTGTAACACCATTTATGGTATCCTGTCAACATATATTTAGTGAAAAGACTGGTATTTCACATTATGAAATTAGACCTTTAGATTGCCAAAGTCTCGATTTTTCTGCATTCTTTTACCGAATCCAGACTTATCAAACACTGGTTTGTCCTCTTCAATCTGACCGCTGTCGGAGATGTTAGTCTGCGCTGACTCTTCTGCATCATACAGTTTCATTTTTGCTCTGTCAACACCAATCACAAAACGTTTGTTTGTTGTTGGATCACTATATCGATTCTTCAACTGCTTGACCATAATCTGATTCAAGTCTGCAAGTTCTTCGGTTGAAATCAAGGCAAACATCAAGTCTGCTGTAGCTGGCAGACCAAATGATTCTGAAGTATCTTCAAGTCCAACGTCTGAGTTTGTGTAACCACTTCTCGTTGTTTGTGTAGCTGATACGATTGGAAGTTTATGTTCAACTGCAAGACCACGCAACTCTTCTGCAATCGCTTTGATGTATGTGTAAGAGTTAATAGAAGAACCCATCTTCATACGTGCAGAAGAACAAATGTTCAGATAGTCAATGTAAATGATATCAGGAATGAATTGTCGTTTCAATTTCAATTCATTCAACAAATGATTGAAGTGATTTACGTTTGCACTAGCAGTTGGATATTCTTTGATGATTAGTTTACCCTTAGTCTTCTCACGCAAAGATTCAACTTTCTTCAAGTATGTTTCTTTAGGCATACCAATCAATCTGTCAAGTTCAACGTTCATCAAGTTAGCATCGATACGTTCTGCGATACGTTCTTCAGCCATTTCCATTGTAATGTAGAGAACGTTCTTACCCATCGTTAGATTGGCTGCCGCACAATGACACATGAACAAAGATTTACCAACACCAGTACCAGCAAGAACAATGTTCAAAGATTTTTCTGCAAGCCCACCCTTAGTGATTCTATTCAGATAGTCAAGATCGAATGGGATTCGTCTTTCAACTTTATGATAGAAGTCATATCGTGTTTCTGCGTCATCAATAAAATCGTGACCAATGTGATTGTCAAAAGAAACAGAAAGCGCATCTGCTAGAATTTTAGGGATCGAACCCTTATCAAGTTTTTCTGCATTGTTCTTATTCTTGTCATCAAGAATCTGAATGCTCTGCATGATGCCATTGTAGATAGCTTTTTCTTGGCAGAAATCTTCTGTCGCATCAATCAACCATTTAGTGTCAGACACCTCAGGGTCGATTGTGATTTCTTTGACAAGTGCAACAGTTTTCTTGTGTTGGTCATCAGTTAAGTTTACTCTCTTATCAATCTCAATGACCAACGCTTCTTTCGTTGGCATCGAGTTGTACTTGTTTACATAGCTTTGAATCTCATCAAACAATAGTTTTTCTGAAGACTCTTGAAAATATTCACCTTTAATAAATGGTAATGTTTTTCGTGTGTACTCTTCATCCAGTAATAGGTGTTTGAGTATCTTTTGTTCCAAGTTCATTCTTATACCTTTTCTCTGCTTCGTCTAATGCGTGTTTCAGCAAGTCATTTAAAACCTCACCAAGATATGATTCAAATACATCATTACCTTTGAGTTCTTTGTGTTCTTCACTTATTATATCATAGTTGAAGCCAATTGAATAGGTTCCGTCAGGGTTTTCTTCTTCGGCAAAGTTAATTTCGCCAAAATGAAATATAGTATCTTTAAAGTCGCCAGCGGTAATCTTAATAGTAGCAACAACATCTTTATCTTTGTATCTGATATCGCTTTCAGTAATTTCATATGTTTCAGTAATTGTCATTTTATGTGCCTACAATATTATTTTTGATTTCTTTTAAAATTGAATCTCTCATTCTGCTTTCTTTGAACCTTTTATATCGTGCGGCCAAAGGTACCCAAGATTCCCAATCTGATGATCTGGAACATACGTTACCTGAAGAGAATAACCTATCATTCATTTCGAATCGAACTAAATTTATTTTTTTGTTGGTACTAAACGAAAAATACAATAAAGGTTCATCTTGATCGATTACCATATTTTTAACATTTTCATTCAATTGAAATTCTATTGAAATTGGCCTAAACCATTTTGATATTGAAAATTTTGCAGGAACTATAGTTCCATATTTCATATGGTTAGGAGAATTAAAAAATGGAGATGTTAGTGTAATATCTAAATCTTCTTCAGAAAAGAAAACCCAACTCAACTCATATGTAACTAATTCTCGATTTTGTATTGATGGCGAATGTCGAACTCTAGCATTAATAAAATTTTTCAAATTTGTTGTAACATTTCTTTCGCTATCAATTTGAAAATCGCATTTCATTGGATTCTTAATAACAAATACATTAGATGTAAAGTCTTTAAATGCTGGACAATAGAAAAAATTGCCACTAGGTTCAGAATCAGTTTTTTGTGGTCTCAATTCATCATATAGATTCTTTGGGTCAGGATACAGTATGTTCCAATTGTAATCGTCTGCTTTAAACTGATTTCGATTGTGAAATACGGGAGCCCAATAAATATTTACTGCCGAATTATTACTCATTTTCGGCTACCAACTCTTCTTCGTCAGCAACGCCCTCAACTGCATCTTGTCCATACATAAATTCTTTTTTACATGCTTCGTCAATCAAGTCTAGAATTTCTTTAGTGAAATACTTTTCTGGTTCAGCATTGATGTTCTTACCAAAAACCTTTACGCCATTTGACAATACGTATTGAGTAGAGACTTTCTTAATGATGCCATACTTCTCTGCAATATCAAGCAATCCGTAATAACGATCTAAGCCTTTACTGTATGTAATTTTAATTTCAACAAATTTATTTTCTTTTGTTAAACGGCTCTTGTGTAATTTTGCTTTAACAATGTTACCAATAACTTCAGTACCATCTTTGTCTTTCTTCTTGGACAGATATACTT